ATTCCACCCAGAGTATATCGTGGAATTGACATAGAATTAAAAAAAAGAAAAATTACAATAGAAGAACTATCTAAAATGAAATATCCTAAAGCAAAAATACTTATTAAAGAAATTTTAAAAAAATTAAGATTCTCTTCTTTTTATGAACATGTTCCATTTATTCTCAGCAAAATTACTAATAAACCAGCACCAACTATATCACGCGAAATAGAAGAACTAATTAAAAAGATGTTTAAAAAAACAGAAGGGCCATTTAAAAAACATTGTCCAAAAGATAGAAAAAATTATATTAACTATTCATATATATTTAATAAAATTTTTGGTATTTTAGAAATGCCAGAATATGCTGATTGTTTCCCATTATTAAAATCACCAGATAAACTTAAAAAAGCTGACATATTATGGGAAAAAATATGTATTGATAATGATTGGCTATTTGAAGCAAGTATTTAGACTTAAAATTTATTATATTGTTTTACACCTTTAGAAATACCAATTAATTTTTATATTCTCTTTTTAAATAATGGTAAATAACTAATTTTTTATGCATTAATATGTCATTATTCATTTTTTTTAAATTATAAAATTAGCATTTAAAATTTTTATAGCGTTTCAAATTTTAAATACAAGGTAAATATTATTTTTTATATATTTTAGATGTCTTTCTTCTATTAAAAGTTTTTCTTTTTGATTTTAATTTTTTAATATTGTATGCATGTAAAAAGTAATTTTTATAATGTTCAACTTTTATTTTCTTAATTAAATCATTTATATATTTTTTTAATATTTTAATATAATGTTTTAATTGATTAAAGTATTCTTTTATAGCATTTAAATAGCATTCAAATAGTATTTATGGCTAATAATATACAAATATTTATTTCTACTATTTATTATTTTATCTTTTACTTCTTTAGTTTTATGCATACCTATGTTATCCAAACTACTAATTTATCTTTTTTTATTTTTTAACATGATGTCTAAAAATTCTATAAATCTAGTACCGGTCATACCTTCTTTTTTATATGATTTATATTCAATTAAAAGAAGATATTAGATAACTCAAATAACATCTAAAAAAATATACAGCTTGTTATTGATTTACTGTCAAAGTAGAGTTACATTTAAAATCCGAACACTGTAGAGATATAAAATAATTATGTTATATCTTATTTTAGTCCAAATATATAGTTTTTTAATATATTATCAATATTTAATAATTATATCTAATATTATATATAATGTATAAACAAAGACTTCTTAAATTTTTGTTAGTTTTATTTGTAATATATAGTGGCCTTCGTATATTTGATGCTATGAAAAATATTGAAGATTCTTATATTATAGAAAAAACTTTATTACTTACTGTTTTGGTAACTTTTTCTAATTTTATTTATCCTACTTTATAATTTTTTATAATTTTTTATAATTTTTTATAATTTTTATATAAAATATCGTTTATTAAAAATATTTAAAAATATAGTTTTAATATTAAATATAATCTATGTCTACAGAAGAATCAGGAACACAACAAAATAAAATTGAGATTGATTATTTAACCGAAGATAACCCAATACCTGGACAAGAATATGGTGTTTACTCATTCTTGTCACCCGAGGGAATTAAAGGCTGCAATATCCGTGCTTTTAAAAATCGGGGCAATTTTGGATCATGGGAAGAAGCATGTGCATATGCTGAAAAAATCCGCAATGAAGAACCCGCTTTTCATGTATTTGCTGGTGAAAACTTTAAATGGACTGCTTTTGATCCAGATCCAAATATGATTAAAAATAATAATAACTATTATGAATCTGAACTACAAGACCTAATGAAAGGCACACTTGAAAATCAAGAAAAGGCACGCCAACTAGAAGCTCAACGCAAACGAACTATGATTGAAGAATCTATTAAAGAAGAAATCAGAAAAAAATCTGGTAAAGAATCAACACGTGATAGACTACGTAAGAAACTTGAAAAGAAGAATAAAAAGAAAGAACATACATCTAATACAGTTGATAGTATAATAACAGACGAACTAAACAAACATAAAACTACTAGTGAGAAATCAGAATCTGTAAAACTAACTGATGAACAACTAGAGAAAAAGAAAGAAGAAGTTTCTAAATTATCAGAAAGTATTAATACAATTGATGAAAATCTAGAAAAGATGAAGAAACTATATGCGGACATGATAAAAAAAAAAATAATTCAACTTAATTTTTTAATGATTTTTTCTTATATATTTATATAGTATAAATGTATAAAATCTTTATATTAACTATGTTTATATTTGGCATAGTTCTAATAACAGCAGCTATATCGCGCAGTGTTGGTGAAAAATCACAACAAAAAATAATTTATAGATATATACCTAGAACATGGGCAGAAGAAGCAGACGAACCGGCAATGCCATCAGATATATTTTCAACTATGTTTAGTCAACCATCTACATGGATTGGAGGTATAAATGATCTTGATACAAGAAAGAAAGAGGGTATTAATCAATATTTTGTAAGCCAGATTTAAATTTGTTACTTATATAATTATTTTATAAACCTATTGTTTTTTTCCTTGATTTCTATTTTAAGAGCACTTTTATCTTTTTTCTTTTGAATTACATATTCGCCTAAATCAAATGATTTTTTCTTTTTCATCCAATCTGGATTATAATTTAATTCGTGATATCTTCTAAATTGATAACATCCGCTTTTAATTTCATTATTTTTTATAGTTGGGGCTTTATATTGATATATCTTATCAAAAATAGATTTACGTGAACCACGATTATTAATAACCATACAGCCAAAATTTTCTGTCAGCTGCATAAATACTTGTCTAAAAGAATCTAGAGTAGGAAACATACCTGCATAATGTTCATGCATTCTCTTAATATTAGAAAAAGAATCTTCTGCTAACAAAAATATATAATCAAAATTACATCTCAATTCAGGTGTAATACCTAGTGGATATTGCATAGTAAGTACATACATAAGAAAATAATGCCGACCATTAAATAATAATTCGGAAATTGGTTGATCGCGCATCCATGAACCCTTAGAAGCTAAACAGTCATCCATAATAATTAAAGCTCTTGGATCAATTCGTTTGCCTAATTTTTTTTTTTCTTTGTATTTTTCCAAAATGACTTCTTGTCGGCGAACTAATCTATCAATAATTTCACTTTTATAATTATAAAATATAAAACTATCTGGAAAGAAATTAGCAAAAAATGGGTCTACGCGATCAGTTCTTGAAATAATGATACCAACAGGAACTTTTTCAAAGAATTTTATCAGTGCTTTACATACCCATGATTTACCAGAACCACGTTTCGCAATCATAACTATTGCAGGATTTTCTACTAAATAGTCAAATTTAAATACATTAATTGGGAATTTAGAATCACCACCTATATCTTCGTCCGACATTAATAATATATATGGAGATAAATATTATTAAATTAATTTATTAAATCTTGAACTCTTTTTTTCCAATAAGATGAATACAGTTGCAAAAAATCATAATTTTTATTTTTTATTTTTTCATATTCTTGTTCCAAAAATTCCTGAGTTATTTTTTTCCAATCATCGATAATTAACACTGGCAATTTTTCATATAAAGAATCTAATGGTGTACTAATCATAATTGGTATAACTCCTAACATTAAAGATTCAAATGCTCTATGTGTATCTATACCACGCCCCGGTGGACATAAGCAAAATTTATATTTTTTCATTTCTATCAAATAAGCCTCAAAATTACAATTAGGAGCAAGTGGAAACTTATCTTTAAAAAAATTTACCATATCTTGTCTAATATTTTTATGACTTTCAAAAAATGGTTTTCCTGTTGTTTGCCCTAAATTAACATAAAGTAAATTTGGTTTATCTTCATTAAAATTTTTTTTTGGATTTAGGCAATATTTATCTAAAATATCTATTATGGGTTTTTTGTCTTCTCCAAAAAACTTGTTACTATGATACTGCCATTTTGGTCCCAATGGTAACGGTGACAGTTTATCATGTATTATAGAAGGATTTTTTGTGAACCATTTTAGTAAATATTTATTTTCTAATAAAGAGTCATGTCTATTTTTTGTTTCATTATTTTTACATGGAAAATGATAATATGGAACACAAAAATCATCATTACATGTTGTAATTAAAACAAATGGAAACTCAAATTTTACTAAAAATTGCAAATAATATTCTAAAAGTTCAGTTGCAACAAATATAACAATATGTTTTCTTGTTAACTTGCTTATACTAAAATTAATTATATTATCTAATGCTTTAGTATCATATTGTTGAATTAATACTAAATCTGAATAAGTTATAAATAAATCATTGCTAATATATGGTTCGCTTGACATAATAATATTATTTCTTATATTATTATTTATTAAAATTTTGCAGATTTAAAAATTTTCTAATAAGACATCTGGCATATTATTTGGAATAGTTATTCCTTTTTTTAATAAGTGATAAGAATTTACTGGTGGTTTGTAATTCAAATTAGACATATTATTATTAAATCCACTATTGGAAATACCATTATTAATACCAAATGATAAATTATTAGTATTTAATCCTCCACCCATCATAGCACCATTATCTGTTAGTTCTAATTTTTGTGGTAAATTTGCGGTTATGTCCTCTATTTGATAAGGATTATTTGGAATACTATTATCATTATTAAAATTATAATTTTCGAAATAATTATTTGCAATAAACCAGCAAGCAGTTCCTATACCTAATGGAATTAATAAATTTGTATCTTTTCTTTTATTTTTTTCTTCTGGTCTTTCAGATTGTTCCCATCTTAAATACAAATATACAAGAACACCAACTGTTAAACCTATTATAATTGGATTTCTAATTATTTCAATCATATATTATATATTATATATTATATACTTATATAGAAAAAATTAAATTATTTCATGATACTATTAAAAAATTCATTTTTACCAGTATTATTTTTTTTAATTTCCAAATCAGGAGTTCCTCCAAATTGTGATAATTGTTGAGGTACTGATGTTTGTTTTGTTACTTGAACTGGTTCAGGTGCCTTTGTTAATTTATATCGAGTTAGTTCATCTAAAAAAAACCTATTTTCATTTTTTTTTCCACTACTCTTCAAATTAATAAACGCTACATCATTATTTTTGGATTTTTCTGCATTAGGCAATAAAGTATTTTTCTTATTTATGTTCGTTGGTATTTTAGTCGGACTTT